TTTGGAGCTATTGCACAAGGTTTAACTGCTGGAATAGGAGCTTATGCAGCTTATAAAAATAAACAAACAATAGCTCAAATAGAATCAGAAGATATTCAAAAATTTAGTGATTTTGCTAATGAAAAAGGCGATACTGATTTAGCTGGAATAGCTGAACAATTAACTCCTGAAACAAGGCAAGCTTATTATATGCAAAAATTATTGCCTGATATGATGCGAGGTTATGGTTATCAAGCTCCTGCATCACAAAGAGAATATGAATATTATAAAAATCTTTCTCCTGAACAACAAGCACAATATTTAGGACTTAAAAGAAATATTGCTGGAGAAGGTGGTATTGTTAGAGAAACAGGAAGTATCGATACATTAAGGGGTTATGGACAAGCTGGTGCCCAAAAAACAGGAATGGAGCAAACCGCTAAAAATGTTAGTGATTTAAATTATAAACCTTCTATAGCAGGCAAAACAACATATTCAGAGCAAAAAGCAAAAGAAGATGTTCAAGCACAAGAAAAATTAATAGATGTTCAGGCACAAAGTAATAATATTTTAAATGTAATAAAAGCATTTAAAACTCACCCAGGCGTTCCTGATTTATTTGGTGCTAAGGGCGGTGGTGCAATTTTATCTTATGTTGGCAAAAAAGAGCCAATTGCTGGTAGTAATGCGGCAGGAGCAAAAGCACTTTTTAACCAGTTAAAAGGTCAACAATTTTTACAGGCATTTGAAAGGTTAAAAGGTGGAGGACAAATTAGCGAAAAAGAAGGCGAAGCGGCAACAAAAGCTTTATCCTCAATTGATGAAAATATTAGTGAAAAAGAATTAATTAAAAATTTACAAACTTTAAAAGATGTCCTTGAAAAATCTAGAATAAGAATGCAAAACAGAGCAAATCAAGGCTACAGATATACAACTCAAGTCAATAACCAAGATGTAGATCCAAGTCAAATGGGTTTAGATTTAACAACATTAATGGGAAACGAACAAAGACAAAAAGCAGTAAAACCAGTTAGTAATATTAAATTTTTGGGGTTTGAATAATGCCAATAGCTAAAGTTCAATTACAAGATGGTAGAATAGCAAGGTTTGAAGTTCCAGATGGCACGACTCCTGATGAGGTTATGCAATTTGCTAATAATCAATTTGGCGAACAACAACCACAACAAACCCAGCCAAGAACACCTACTCAACCCACACAATATGTTGAAAAAAACATAGAACCACAACCACTAAGTAGATTAGAAGCATTTGGAACTATTGCAACAAATCTTCCTTTAACTCCAATATATCTACCTTTTCCATGTTTACTATTTTTATACTCAAACGAATAAATAGGCAAGTGATTTATTACTTTATTTTCAAATTTAATGTTGGTTTTTAAATCAATGTCGGAAAATGCACTAGCGATTCCACCTATTGCTGAACCCGCCGCTTGCCATTTTGCCGCTTGCAATTGAGCATTAGCTTGTCTTCTTGCTATTCCTTCTTGTGAAGCTCTATTTAAAGCCGCTTGTTCCGCCCCCATTAAATCTAAGCCTTGATAATTAGTTTGATATTGACCAAAATTAGTTCCAGCACCAACTTGAGTTCTACCTAATAATGAAGATATTTCGTTAAATCTTGCAGACCTTTGTGCTTCAGCGGTTTGAATACCAGCCATTAAACTTTGCAAGGATAGTTGATTTAATTGTTCGCCTTGTTGTCTTTCAAATCGGTTCATTTCACTATTATAGGCATCGCTACCGATAGGTATTCCTCTATTTGCTAATTCAGTTGCTAAAGCTTGTCTTTGGCTCCTTAATTCTGGCTCTAATTGTTTTTTACCTAATTCAAAAGTAGCTTGTCTTACAGCTTCATTATCGGTTGTCGGTAAATTACCGCTTAAAGAACGACTTAGCTCGCTAGCCAGTTTTTCTTGGTCAAGTCTTTGATTTTTAGTGAAATCAGACTCAAATAATTCTAAAGTGTTGGTGTATGGATTGTATTTTTGCCCACCTTCTGGTGTGTAGATGTTAGGATTGTTTAAAAGTAAATCCTTTTTTTCTGTATTACTCAAAGAACTAAATAAATTTTCTTGTGTTATTGGATCTGGTTGCAGATAAGATAAAAAATCTTTACCTAATGTTAATGGCATATAATTTATAAAATATTGTTGATATTTACACTATAGTCGGTTCTATACCAACTTAGCTGTTGACCTTTTAAATTAGCTTCTATCCTCATTGACAATTCAACACCTTGTCCTGACGAATATACTAATTTGTTTTGTGTTTGATCCTCAATCGACCATTCTGCCTCGTCCCAAACAGCCTCGTCCCATAATGACCCCAAGGCTTCTAACGAGTTTGATTGTTTACTACTATTTTTGCCATAGTCAAAATTTACTATAGCATTAACAATAGCAGAACCATCAATTTTAAATGTATTGCGATAAGAATTTAAAGTTTTTTCTTGAGGTGATCCTAAATTATTATATGCAGTTTGAACCTTACAATTAATATAATTATTGTTATCACTAAAGCCATTATCCATGAGATATACCGCTCCGTTTCCTCCAAAATATAAATTTTGATTATACAATCCCCAAGTTATAGCATTAACACCAGTAAATTTGAAAGCGGCTCCAGTAATGGTATTAAAACCATATTGATTATAAGTCTGATTAGTAGCAATCGGAACATTAAATACTAACCAAGCACCTCTAGGGTAATTAAAGACTTCCCAGCCTATATTATTACTATAATTCGTCACCAATTCTTGAATTATACCGCTTAATTTTGTATTTTGTGTTGTTTGACCTTCGTTTTGCAGGGTTGTTGAAAATAAAACAAAGTCTTGATTTGTAAGTATTGCGACATCACCAGCAACTTTAGTTGTTGCCCTTATAGACATTGGAACACCTATTTTATATACACCAACCAAAGCCCATTGATTAGCTTTGCTAGGGTCGTCGCCTTCATAAACAACTGCATAACCATTTGACATAATAAAAGCACAATAATCATCAACACCAGCCCCGCCATCTCTTGTTATGGTTTCCATTCTAATTACATTGCCACCATTTGGGCAAACATAAGACAAATCAAATCTAGAAAATGTCCCAGATATTGCATTTACTACTCCATGCCAAAAATAAGGCTTTGTTGTATCCCAAACAAAAACCATGTTTTTAAATATATTTATGCCGTTTAAGGAGCTTGCTGTTCCGCTTGACGGATTAATAGCATTGCTAGTGATTGTTGAGCCATCATATTTAATCGGTGAATCATATCCATTAACCAATAATGTATAACCATTAAAAGCAACATGTTCCCATTTATTACCTGAATAACCTGTGCCTAATTCTACAACAGAACTTGGATTAGTTATGTTGCTAATTTTTCCGTTGTGGCAAGCTAAAAATTTTCTATTAGCCTGCGAGTAATGCTCTATTAAAGTTTCGACATAACCAACTAAACCCGTGCAGTATTCGGTAAAACCTTTCCTACTTTTTACTCCTCCTTGCTCTGGTATAAAATTTTCTAACACAATTGCATCTGTTGGTTGCATGTTGCTTTCAGAGTCTCTAGTATTCAAACCGCCATAAGGAGCTGGTATGTTAGTTCTTTGAGCTATGCCGTTTCTTTGCTGAACAATTTGTTGCATTATGAAATTAAAATAGGTTTAAAAGCACTTATTTGTGCATTATAAATTTTTAATACTGGACTTGAATTTATTGTCCCCCTTGAGCCATTAGCTTTTATTCTTTCAGCAATCGCTTTTTCTGCAATATTCTTTTCGTCGGCATAGGCACGACCATTATTTTTTAACCATCTCCAAGTAATATCTAATCTTAAAATATATTCATCAATAACTGGAACATCAGTATCAGCTAAAAATTCAGTTTGTTCTACATTTGCTGAACTTTTAACTATATTTTTTGAAATGTATTCAAAAACATAATTTTCTACAACAGATGGTGTTCGATGAATAACTATTTGATTATTCTTAATTCGATAATATTCTATTTTTTCGGCTTGAGTTAATAAAGAATTTTTTAGTATTCTTCAATTTTTAGGATTTTATCCTTCAATTATTACCACATTTTTACTAACATTT